AATCAAAAATATTATATAAGTATTGTAAATGTATGGAATAGTAATCAACAAAATTCACCAAGTGGTGAGTTTTTAGGTAAAACATTTACAGAAAATGCAGATGCTAGAAATTTAAGAACATTTGAAGGAGATATAATATATCAAGGTAGAAAAGGTAGTGGATTAAGATTTGGAAGTACAACAAAATTACATTCAAATGCTAATGAGTGGAGTACTGTGGGAAATGATGGTGATCCTATTACTATATTAACTAATGGATATGTAACTAAAGATACTAAGTCTTTAATTCCCATTGTTGAAAAAATAAATGAAGAACTATCTGCTGCTTATTTTACATCAACTCAAATTCTTCCATTACAACCTGGAGCTAGTATAGTTAATCCTAGAGTTAATACTATATTACCTAAAGATTATAAATCATCTCAAGTAATATTAAATGGAGATAGAATTACACTTAATGCTAAGAAAGATGAAGTATTATTATTTGCTAAAGGTAATATTGAATTAAATAGTGATAATATTATTAATATAAATGCTGGAAGAGTATCTCATATAAATTCTCCTTCTATTAATTTAGGAACAAAACCAGATGGTTCTTATCCTGATGAACCTTTATTATTAGGAAATAAAACAAAAGAACTACTTAAACAGCTACTATCAGTATTATCTACCTTAGGTAATGATTTAAAATCAGTTGTAACTCCAATATCTGGATCTCCTTTAGCAGGAGTAAATGTAGCTGGAGTTAAATTAGCAAGTAGTATAAAAACTATGCAGGATTTACTTAAAGATATAGCTTCCACTAATAATTTTACCGTATAATGGCCACTACTATAGTACCTACTAATCCAAATACTCCTACACCTCCAACAGTTCCTGGTAATGTAGCTTCTTTAGCTAATCCTAATACATTATCTAATTTAAAAAATTCTATTTCTCCTAAAACCTTTGGAGATCAAATTAAAGATAAAGCTAAACAGCAAGTAATTAAAGCTGCTACTAATTCTCCATTAACTAAACTATATGAAAAAAAAGCAAATTTAATTAAGGAAGAGATACAATTAGATATAGATCATCAAAAAGCCTTAGCAAAATTAACAACTCAACACACTCCTACTAAAAAAATAGAAAATGGACAAACAGTAGAAGTTCCACCTAGATTAACAGATCAAGAATATAATGCTGCTGTTGAAGCAGAAAATAAAGCATATACAGAGGTAAAGAAAAATATTCAAGTTAGAAAAGAAGCTAACCAAAAATCAATAGATGATGTAATTAAAGATCCTTTTAAAAAACAAAAAGATAAAAAGAAACAATTAGATAGTAAAATAGATAAAGACAAAGTAAAAGGTAAAGCAGAAGGAATAAAAGCAGATATTCAAAGAAATACTAGTGCTCTTAAATCACCTAACCCACCAGAAAAGAAAATAGCAATTGCTTTATCTGTTATATTAACAACAATATTAATTAGATTATTACAAGAACAAAAAGAAAAATTACAAGATTTAGTAGTAAAAACAAATATTATAATTGATAATGCTACTACAAAAGAAGAAATAAATAAAGCAATATTATTAAAAAATAAAGCTGTAGCTATTATAAATAGCCAACAAAGAAAAATAGAAAATATAAGAAATATACTTACTACTATAAGTTTAATATTAGAAATATTATCTTTACTTATAGTTATTTTAACTCCTCTTATTATACTAAACCCAGCATTAAAATTAATTATTGATAAAGTAAAAACAATAATAGAGGCTATAAATTCAATTTTAGTTATAATAATCCCTCTATTAAATTTAGCAATTGATGATTTAAATAATTTAAGAGATCAATTACATGATATATTTGCATTAGTAGATGTAGCAGCAGCTGCTACTATTCCTAATATTAATTCTTCATTAACATTTGGAACAAGTGGAAATAGTGGTAATGGAATAAGTGGAAATAGTGGTATTGGGGCAAGTAATAACGGTAACGGTAATAGTTTCCCTGACTATAGAGGATTTAAATTTGCTCTTAAAGAAGATAGTGGTCCTAATGCTGTAGTAGTAGCAGGAAATAAACGCCATTATGCTGTAGCAATTGATACTAATAACGTAGAAGTATTAAAAAGTGAATTATCGTTTACATTAGATCCTAATGATTTAATAGAACAATTAAAATTAATAATAGATCAACAAAATTTAATAGCTTAAATATTTATTCGTATGAATGTAAAATTATTTAAAAAACTTATTAGGGAAGCAGTAATCGAGGCTCTTCATGAAGAATTACCTGATATCATTAATGAAACATTAGCTAAACAAAATAAGCAAACATTACGTGAAAATAAAACATTTAATTTCACTAGTGCTGATGTAGCTCCATTATCCGGAGATGTACGTAGTTCGTTAATGGCTAAAATGGGTGCTGAATTTGGTTTTCAACAACCACAACGTACTGATTTAAAAGTTATAGATAAGGTTGATGAATCAACAGGAGAAAAAGTAAATCCATATTTGAATTTTATTGCTGATGCAGCAGCTAATATGTCACCAATGGACAGATCAGGATTAAGACAATTAGATTAATATGCCAATACCTCAAGTAACTCAAGTTAATCCATTAGATTTGCAAGGAAATATTGCAATTGGGGTATCTTTACCTTTTAATGGTCCTGTTGCTTTTAATAGTACATATAGTACTGCTGATCAAATTAAATCTAATTTAATTAATCTATTACTTACTAATAAAGGTGAAAGATTATATAATCCTGAGTTTGGAGCTAATCTTAAAAAAGTATTATTTGAAGGTATAACAGAAGATACTTCTATAACAATACAAAATTTAATTTATACTAATGTTGGAGTATATATTCCTGAAATTACAATAAATGATATAAAAATAATAACAGATCAAGATAATAATACTATATCTATAACAATAGCATATACTCTAAATATATCAGGTACCTCAAATCAAATAACAGTACAATTTATATAAAATGACAGATAATAATATATCATATTTAAATAAGGGTTTTAGTGAATTTAAAGTTAATCTTATAAATTATGCTAAATCTTATTTCCCAACAACATATAATGACTTTTCCGAAGCATCACCAGGTAATATGTTTATTGAAATGGCATCATATGTTGGTGATGTTATGTCATTTTATTTAGATACTCAAGTACAAGAAAATTTCTTATTATACGCTAAACAAAAAGAAAATTTATATGCTTTATCGTATATGCTAGGGTATAGACCTAAAGCATCATATGCTGCTGTTACTACAGTTGATATATATCAATTAATTCCTTTTTCTAATTTAGGTGGAAAAAATGTTCCTGATTATTTTTATGCTGTTGTTGTTCCTGAAAATACTATTTTAACTTCGGCTAATTCAACTAAATTTTTAACTATAGAAAAAGTAGATTTTACTGATACTAGTAATACAGAAATAATAGTAGCTAATAATAATTATTTTATTCTTAAAAAACAAGTTAAAGCAATATCAGCTGAAATTAAATCAATAACTATACCTTTTAGTACTCCTCAGAAATTTTCAACTACTACAATAACTGATAGTAATATATTACAAATATTAGATGCTACAGATGCTCAAAGTAATAAATGGTACGAAGTACCATATTTAGCTCAAGCTACTGTATTTGATAAAATAAAAAATCCTACATTTACTACAGATAATGTACCGTATTTAATGCAATTAAAAAGAGTACCTCGTAGATATGTTTCTCGTTTTTTATCAGATAATACATTACAAATAGAATTTGGAGCAGGAGTATCTAATAAAACAGACAATACATTATTACCAACCCCTGATAATATCCAATTAGGATTAGTACCTGGTATATCTAATTTATATAATAATTTTAATAAAGCCTCTACTTTTTATACTCAAGAATATGGTTTAGCTCCAAGTAGTGATGTTACTATACGTTATTTAGTAGGAGGGGGATTAAATGCTAATACGGATGCTAATAAAATTACAACTATAGATACATCACAAATATATTTTCCTAGTTCAGCAAATAATAGTGTAGCTACTTATGTTTTAAATAGTATAGTAGTTAATAATCCTATACCAGCATCTGGTGGGAGAAATGGAGATCAAGTTGAAGAAATACGTAATAATGCATTATATGCTTATCAATCTCAATTGCGCGCTGTAACAAGAGAAGATTATATGGTACGCGCCTTATCTTTACCTTCTGATTATGGTAATATAGCTAAAGTATATGTTACTCAAGATGCTGCTAGAGAAATGTTACCTACTCCTACAGTAGCAACAATGGATGATCGTAATCCATTATCATTAGATATGTACATATTAGGATATGATTCTAGTAAAAAATTAACTACAACTGCTTCTACATTAAAACAAAATCTAGTAACTTATATAGATCAATTTAGGATGGTTACAGATGCTATTAATATTAAAGATGCATTTTACATTAACATAGGTATTAATTTTGATATAGCTATTAAAAGTGGATATAATAATAATACAGTTATTGTAGATTGTATTTCTATTTTAAAAGATTTTTTTAATATAGAAAAATGGAATATTAATCAACCTATTATAATATCAGATGTTCAATCTCAACTTCTTAGTATAAGTGGTGTACAATCTGTAATAAATCTTGAATTTATAAACAAACAAGATAACACTGGAGTAACATATTCTCAATATGGTTATGACATACCAGGAGCTACTAGACAAGGTAATATATATCCTTCATTAGATCCTAGTATATTTGAAATAAGATATCCTGATACAGATATTCAAGGAAGAATAGTAGCCGTTTAAATATTTAAAAGTTATAAATTATTATATTTATATGTAGTAATCATGTAATTATGGCAATTTATAAAATATTCCCGGAAAAATCCGCAACACTTTATTCCTATTATCCTACACTTAACGCTGGTATTGATGAAGTACTAGATCTTAGTACGTATAATAATATAGATGGCACTCATGAAGTAGCACGTCCTATTATTCAATTTCCACAGTCAGAAATACTTGATGTATTTACTAATAAAGTAGGTACTGCTAGTTATAGTGCTTCATTACGTTTATCACTAGCTAATGCTTCTCAACTCCCACAAAACTATACTATATTTTGTCATCCATTATCAGGATCATGGAATGTAGGAACAGGTCGTTTATCAAACATACCTATTACAACTAATGGTGCTAGTTGGAAATTTAAAGATCAATTTAGTGGTAGTGCGTGGTTTTCAACATTCCCTGGAGGAACAACAGGTTCTTATTCAGGTAGTAACTCAGGTGGTGGTTTATGGCTTACAGGTTCTTCTTATACAGCAACTCAATCCTTTACTAATATCGATTCAAAAGATATAGTATTAAATGTTACTAATACAGTAGCAGCTTGGTCTGGTAGTACAATAGTTAATAGTGGATTTATATTAAAACATAGTAGCTCATTAGAATTCTCTACATCATCCGCAGTTGAATTAAAATACTTCTCAGGCAATACACATACAATATATCCTCCATGTTTAGAAATAAAATGGTATGATTGGTCATATAATACAGGATCCTTATCAGTTGCTACATCACCAAGTATAGTAGCGACATTAGGTAATAATCAAAGCGAATACCAACAAGATTCTATACAACGATTCAGAGTAAATGTAAGAGATAAATTTCCAACTAGAGCATTTAACTCTACATCAGTATATTTAAATAATAAAGCTTTACCAACTGCTTCATATTATCAAATAAAAGATTTGGATACTGAAGAAATTGTCGTAGATTACGATACAATATTCACAAAAATAAGTTGTGATTCAACTGGTATGTATTTTGACGTATACATGAATGGTTTAGAACCAGAACGTTATTATAAAATATTAGTCAAAACAACAATTGCTGGTACAACATTAATATTGGATGATAATTACTATTTTAAAGTTATAAGATAATATGTCTCAAATTCCTATAGAAAAACAAGTATTTGATAAAAATACCTTTGGTAAAGTAATTGATACTCAATTTAGCTTTTTATTAAATAATCAAGCTGAAGAAACACCTGTATTTACTTTAGAGGATTTCTTTCAATTATATGAGCAATTATTTTATCAAATTCCAAAAGAAGGTGATAGTAATTCTCATCAATATATTATACAAAAAGAAGCAGAGTATTTAGGAATTGTAATTAATCAAGATGAAGTTCAAGCTTTATTACAAGAAATTACAACATTAAGACAACAAATATTAGATACACAAACAGCATTAGCTGAAGTAAGTAAAACAGTTAAAAAATAATGGCAGATAATATACAAATAGTAGGAAATATACTATCATCTACTACAGTTTCTCGTTATAGTAGTAAGGATAATAGATTAATACCTTCTAGATTAATAGAAGAAGATTTTGGTGGTACAGAGGATTATATTGAATTTTATATATATGACGCTGGAAACAATTTATTAAATATAAATTATAATTACAATGATTATTATTTACCGCAATCATTAGGATTAAATCCTGGTGTAACAACTCCCCCTAACACTACTGGTAATATTCAAACAGAAAATGTAGGAATTGTTTCAACTTTAGCCCCCCCAACTAGCTCATTATTTCCTGTTATAGAAATTGACCCCGTTTCTGATTTACAAAATGCTGGATATACATCGGGAGAATTTAAACTTAGATATAACTTATTTCAAAATAAATTATCTAATTTTTTTAATAGAGCATTATATATTAAAGAAATATCACCTGATAGAACGGAACTTAGATTAGCCTCTATTAGTCTTACTAATGATGAAATAGAGAATACAACACTTTCATTAATAGATAAAATAAATAATTCTTCATATTATGTTGATTATTTATTAAATTTTGGAGAAAATAGACAAGCAATAGTCATAAATATAGCTTTAAATAAAGATCCTGAAGGATATCAGGTATTAATTAAGTTATATGAATCTTTACCCATTGAAATTGAAGAAAAAGATGAATTGTGGATTGTAGAGGAAAAGGTTAGTCCTTATTTATTTGATATAAATTTAGATAAATTTGTTACTCCTGCTCCTCCTCCAACATTAAGAGGACCTAATTTAGATATTCTTATTCCTGATAAAGGAACTATATCAACATCATATACTAATTATTCTAATGCTTTACTTAGTTTACAATCATTACAAAGTTCATCATATAATCAAATAATAAATTTATTAGCTACACAAAGTATAGATATAAATGTAGACTATACCGATTTTAATAATTTTGTATTTTTTGGATCAGCTTATCAACGTGTAACTAATTTTTATAATAAGGTTAAACAAATTGAAAATTATACTAATTTAATAAATAAATATATTCCTTATGTTGCTACAACAGCTAGTCTTCAAACAGAAATAAATACATATTCATCTAATATAAAAACCATTATATCTCAATTTGATGGATATGAATCATACCTATATTTTGAATCAAGTTCATATGCTTGGCCAAAAACAAATTCAACAAAACCATTTAATTTATTACCAACTTCATCATATTCAACAATTACTTGGTATAATAACCAAAAAAATTCATCTTCATTATATGATTTAAATAATTATAATAATTTAGAGTATGCTATTCCTGTTTATTTAAAGGATGATACTAATAATGTACCATTTTTATTATTTTTAAATATGGTTGGTCAATATTTTGATAATATATGGATTTACCTTAAAGCAATAACTAACGTTAATTTAGCTAATAATAATTTAGACTATGGTATATCTAAAGATTTAGTATATGAGCAATTAAAATCATTAGGTATTAAGTTATATAATAGTCAAGCTGGTGAGT